GAGACAGGAACAATCTTCCCCGCCTCCACGATCGGCATATAGGGCGTCGTATAGACAGGGTAGCCGAAATGCGGTCTGGCTCGCCCATCTGATACGACGGCTGCCAGAGATAGACGCCGTTTGCATCCTTCAGCTTGCGAATCGCCGCAAGCGTCTGGTCGTTCGTGATGAATGCCGCATTCTTGCGGTAAGGACGCTTCAGCGCGTAGACCAGAGAGATCAACTCATCCGCCTTGATCTTCGCATCCTCTGTCTCGAGTGCGGACGCCTCCGCCAAAAGCCCCGTCGGCTTGTGCGCCCCATCGCCGAGCAGGAATGCCTCCTCCTCCTTATCGCCGAGCGCCTTGCCGAACTCGGTAATCAGATAGTGCTCGAGGTTGAACGCATTGTCATAGAGCAGCTCCTCTGACACCTTGACCGCGACGTGGAGCTTGTGCGCATCGAGAATCATCTGCGCGAACGTTGCGTCTCCGAAGGTCAGCGCCGCCCCCTCATCAATCCACGCTGCAGCGGGCTTCGTCGCCGTGATGTTGATCTTGTGCTCGCCGCTCGTCGTGATCGTCGTCGCAAGCGGGCGCAACACATTCTCCTCATGCAGCACATCGATCAGACGGTGGTCATACTCCTCCGGCACAAGATATCCGCCGCTCGCGTCCGTCCCCTCGATGAGCACATTGTCAACCCGCTGGAACTTCGAGCGGAGGGCGCGGAGCATCGCCTCACGGTACGCATCACTCGCCCTGCCCGTTTTTTCTGCACCGACACTTCCATTCGGCGTGTTCGTGATTGGCGTCGTCGTCGGTTGCAAAAGCTGCGCGTCGAGAATTGCCTGACGCTCCATGCGCTCGATATCCTTGCCGAGTGCCAGCACCTCCTGCTCCATCTGCTCATACGTCTTTGCATCCTCGGCCGAAAGTCGGCCGTCATGCGTATGCTCCTCCAAAAAAGCCTTTGCGTTCTCCCAGAGAGCGGCGCGCTTCTCGCGCATTGCCAAAACCTTGTCCATAAATAGTCCTCCTTCAATGTGCCATAGAAAAGAGCCGCCTTTTCAGCGGCTCCGCATCGACATGATTCCTCGTCTTCCCCTGCCCGATCTTGGAGAGCAGGGAGTTCGTAACAGCGGCGCGGGAGAAGATCAACCCGTCCGCCGCATCCGTCACAGGACGCTGAACGTCTGCATAGAGAACAGAATCCACAAATCCAAGCTCCACAGCTTTCTTTGCATTCATCCATGTCTCAGCATCCATCAGCCGTGAAATCTTCGCACGGGAAAGTCCCGTCTTGAGTTCGTAGGCGTTGATAATGCTCTCCTTGATCTCAGAGAGAAACGTAATCGTCCGCTCCATCTCGTGTGTGTCGCCGATGGAGATCGTCGCGGGGTTGTGGATCATCAACATGCCCACAGGAGAAATCTCAACGGTCGTTCCTGCCATTGCAACGACGGATGCAGCAGAAGCGGCAATCCCGTCAATCTTGACGGTGACCTTCCCCTTATACTCCATGAGCATATTGTAGATCTGCGCCGCTGCATAGCAGTCCCCGCCCGGTGAGTTGATCCAAAGATCAATATCTCCCTCGGCAGCGTGAAGCTCAGAACGGAACATCTGAGGTGTGACCTCATCGCCCCACCACGTTTCGTCCGAAATCACACCATCAAGAAGCAATGTGCGCTTCTCTCCCTCATTCCGTACCCAGTTCCAAAATTTACGCTTCATTGCCCTCTCCTTTCTGCGGCTGACCTGCAAAGAGTCCCGCATCCTCGAGTTTCGTCATATTTCCGTTGATGAGATAGAGATCGCCGCCCTCGTCTGCATTGATAGGATTCATGTCCTCAAGGCTGCGGATGTCGTTCGCAGAGAGCCACCCGTTCTGCCGCCCGATGGCATATCCCTCCATGCGGCTCTTGTAGTCCCCGCGCAGAAGCCCGTCCACATTGAAACGGATGAAGTAATCCTTCCGTTCCCTGTTTGATAGCAATGCTTTCTGCAGCGCCTGCTCCCACCGCACGACCCACGGATTCAGCGTGTATTTCACGAATTCGAGGGACTGCTGCTCAATATTCGAGAAACTGGACTTTTCTAGGTCTCCCACCATATGCGGCGGCACACGATAGAGCCGTGCAATCTCGTCGATCTGGAACTTTCGTGTCTGTAGAAACTGCGCCTCCTCGGGCGGAATGGCGATCTGCTGATACTTCACTCCCTCCTCGAGGAGCGCAATCTTTCCTACGTTCTTCGTGCCACCATAAACCGAATGCCAGCTTTCTCTAAGTTTTTCTGGATCTTTCACCACCCCCGGATGTTCGAGCACACCCGCAGGCCGCGCACCGTTCTGAAAGAACGTCGCTCCATACTCTTCCGTCGCAAGAGCAATGCCGATGGCCGTCTTTGCCATCGCGATCGGCGAGTAGCCGACCAGACCGTCAAAGCCAAGCCCGGGAATATGCAGCACATCTGTCCGACGCAGACGAATCTGACCTGCCGCTTTGAAATTCGGATTCTCCTCCGTGCTTCTCGTGTAGGTGTAGTAAAGTTCACCTGTCCGACTGTCGCGGCTGACCTCCATGTTGTCCGGGAGGAGCGGATAGAGTCCGATCACCCGTCCCATGCCGTCGCGCAGGATCTGTGCGTAGGCATTCCCCCACAGAAGAAGATGCGTCATCAGCGTCTCGCGGAATACGAAACTCGTCATCTCGGGATTCGGTGCATCGTGGAGCAGGAAGTACAGCGGATGCTCCGGCACACGTTCCTTGCCCTGCCCTTGGTAGGCATAGACATGAAGCGGCAGCCCCGCGATGGATTCGGCGAGGATGCGCACACAAGCATAGACTGCCGTCGTCTGCATCGCAGTCCGTTCATTGACCACCTTTCCCGCCGCCGTCGGTCCAAACAAAAAGACTAGGCCGCCGAGAAGATTCGTAGGCTTGTCCCGGGATCGAAAAAGTTTGCTGAAAAAATTCATGTGCATCACCTCTTGTTCAGAACACCAGTATGCCGCGCGTATCGTAGATAGATTCCGAGAGGTCATTTCCGCAGCGGATCGCACGATCCAGTGCCATAATCAGCGCAATCACACCGTCGATCTTCTCGGTGGACTTCTCCTTGTCTGCCTTGATGTTCCCCGCAGGATCGGTGCGAATGAAGATATTGTCCGCCATCCAACGCATGACGGGATGTCCGCCGTGCGCTATTTTCTTTTCCAGTGTCAACTTCATCAGCTCCTTGGTCGGCGGACTCATATCCTTGAAGCCCTGCCCGAACGGTACGACGGTGAAGCCCATGCCCTCAAGATTCTGTACCATCTGAACTGCACCCCAGCGATCAAAGGCAATCTCGCGGATGTTGTACTTTTCGCCCAGTTTCTCGATGAACGCCTCGATGAAGCCATAGTGAACCACATTCCCCTCTGTCGTTTGCAGATAGCCCTGCTTCTCCCACACGTCATAGGGAACATGGTCGCGCCGCACACGCAGGTCGATGTTCTCCTCGGGAATCCAGAAATATGGAAGCACGGCAAATGGCTCATCTTCCTCCGTTGGAGGGAACACAAGCACGAAAGCCGTAATGTCCATCGTGGAGGAAAGGTCAAGTCCGCCGTAGCAAACACGACCTTCTAAGGACTCAGCCTCCACGGGTGTGGCGCACGCATCCCACTTGTCCATCGGCATCCACCGTACGGACTGCTTCACCCATTGATTCAACCGCAGTTGACGAAAACTGTTTTCCTCAGTAGGATTCTGCATCGCAGAAGCACAGGCCGCTTGTACCTTATCCATACCAACTGTAATCCCGAGCGATGGGTTCGCTTTTCTCCACACTGCGGGATCCGTCCAGTCCTCATCGACTGCGGCCCCGTAGATCACAGGATAGAAAGTCGGGTCGATCTTTCGTCCGTCCAAAATGTCCTTTGCCTTTTGATGTGTCTCGTAACAGATGGACTGTGTATCCGTCCCCGCTGTGGTGATAAGGAAGTAGAGCGGCTGCATTCGTGCGTCGCCGGAGCCTTTCGTCATAACGTCAAAGAGCTTGCGGTTCGGCTGCGTGTGAAGCTCATCAAATACAACACCGTGAATATTGAACCCGTGCTTCGTATAAGCTTCTGCCGAGAGTACCTGATAGGTGCTGTTTGTTGGCAGGTATTTCATGTGCTTCTGCGAATCAAGGATCTTCACCCGCTTGTTAAGTGCCGGACACATACGCACCATGTCGGCAGCAACCTTGAACACGATGCTTGCCTGCTGCCGATCAGCAGCACAGCCATACACTTCAGCTCCGGCCTCCCCATCACCACAGCAGAGAAGTAGCGCTATGGCGGCGGCGAGTTCACTTTTTCCTTGCTTCTTCGGAATCTCGATATATGCCGTGTTGAATTGACGATAGCCGTTCGGCTTCAACACACCAAAGAGGTCGCGGATGATGCGCTCCTGCCAGTCAATGAGCTCGAAGGGCTTTCCTGCCCACATCCCCTTCGTATGACACAGGCACTCGATAAAGCCCACGGCGTAATCCGCAGCGGCTTTGTCATAGCGTGCGTCCTCTGCCATGAACTTCGTCGGCTTGTAGTCCGTCAATTTCCGCAAAGAGTCATCTCCCTATTTTTGCATGCGCGACCGCAGTAATCTCTCCATAGGATCTTCCTGCGCCGAGCCGCTGAAGTTTGTTGTGCAGTTTTGCTTTACGATGTCGAAGATTTCATACCAAAGCAGATTGGATTGCTTCTGGAACGAAAGTGCCATCTGTACAAACGGACTTGCAATCGTGCCGCCCGTGGTCGGATGCTTGCCGAGCAGACCGTATTGACTCACAGCCTCCTCGCATTGGATATAGC